TGATTGGGTTGCTGTATCGTTGGCTTACATTGGGCTACAGGGCGCTGCTGATATTGCTGCGACTTGGAGGCACGGCAAGTGAGAGGACTTTGGTACAAGATAAAGAGCAGTGCTTGGTCACTTGTTTTCTTGGTTGTTTTGGCCCTTGGCATGGTTTGGTTTGTTTATAATATTTTGCGTCCCACCAAAAACAAGACTCAATACTTGGAAGGTGTTCAAGGAAAAATTAACGCTGCTATAAAAGAAAACCAAATTCGTGCTAAACTAGAAAAAGATAAGATTGGTGCAATCAAAAAGATTTACGATCAGAAACTTGAGGAAACAAAAGAAATACAAGATCGTGAAGAAAGGTTGAAAGCCCTAATTAGATTGCACGAAGAACTAGATTTATAAGGAGACTAGTAAAATGGTAGATATCCCTACACTAGACATTGAAGATTACGATCCAGACCTTAATGAGGAACAGGAGACGGTTGAAGATAAATCGGGTGGTGCCCTAACTTATGCTATTGTTGGTGCAGGTCAAGGCGGTGGTCGTATGGCTAAAGCCTTTTATGATATGGGCTACACAAAGACCGTTGCTGTGAATACAGCCCGCTCTGACCTTAACGGTCTAGATATCCCAGAGAACCAAAAGTTCTTGGTTGACGAGCACGGCGAGCAGGGTGCTGGCAAAGACCAAGCCAAAGCCGAAGCAGCCATCGAGCGTAAAGAGCAAGAAGTATTCAACAAGTTCCGTGAAGTATTCGGCAGCAACGTTGATCGCATTTTGATCTGTCTTGGTGTATCTGGTGGTTCAGGCGGCGGCACAGTCAATACCCTTATCAAGGTAGCCAAGAAGTACTTCACCTACATCGGCGTCGAGAACGTTGATGAGCGTGTTGGTGTGATTGCTTCCCTTCCAACTGCTGGTGAGTCTGCTTCCCCAACCGTAGCCAAGAACGCTCACACTCGCATTACCCAACTTTGCGGGCTCGCAGAAAAAGGAAAGATCGCTCCACTCATTATGGTGGACAACGAGAAGATTAAAAAACTATATCCAAAACTTACAGTCAAGAAGTTCTGGACCACAATCAACAACACAGTCGCTGGTTTGTTTCATGTTTTTAATGTCTTGGCAAACCAAGACTCAGAATACACAACCTTTGACGCTACAGATTATGATAGCATTATGAAGCAGCCCGGCTGTATGATTATGGGTGTAACCAGCGTCAAGAACCTTGAGAACGAAACTGCTGTCTCAAGTGCTCTTAAGAAGAACCTAGAGAAAACACTTCTCGCTGAAGGTTTTGACTTGACAACTGCTACAGGTGCTGCTTGTATTGTTGTTGGTAGCGAAGAGATCTTTGAAGAGACTGTCGGTTTGATGGACAACATTGAGTTCGGCTTCGATACTTTGGCTGCTTTGACTGGCGGTGCTATGGTTCACCGTGGTATCTACGAGGATGACAAGAAGGATAAACTCGTAACTTATACATTGGTAAGCGGTCTAAAACGCCCAGCCAAGCGAATCGAAGGATTAAAGAAATTCTTAAAGAAGTAAAATGAGAATACTAGTTGCAACATTATTATTGTTTTCCCTCAATGCTACTGCTGGCGAGGTCACTGATTTCAAACCTCGCCCAGCAGCAGTTGAGGAAGGCAGCGACACCTATGTCGGCATTCTATTGAGCGAAGAAGACTTCCGCAAACTCCTACAAGACAAGATCGACACCAATGCAAAAGTTGCAGAGTGCGATGTGGATAAAAAGGTTTGCACTAAGCTCCAAGAGCAGTACAAACTATCCATTAAAAGTCTTCAGGAAACAATCCAAAAAGAAAACACTTGGTTTAAAAGAAACAAGGGCTCCCTTGGACTATTGACTGGTGTTGTTATTGGGGTAGGGACTTCCATCGCTATTGTAAGGGCGGTACAACCTAGCCAATGAAAACAAGAAAAGACCCAAACTACATCGCTGCTGTAGAGAAAGCGATTACCGAAAAGTACGGCAAAGACACTGTACAAGACTTCCGCCACGAATGGAAGGAAGAAAAAGAAAAAGAGTACCTAAACCAACTTAAAGAAATGAGAGTTAAACGAGATAGGTACTCAACAAATAAAGAAGAGATAGTTGTCGGCGATGTTAAGATTACTAAACGTCGTGAACGTCAAAAAGATGACCGCACTTGTCCAGTCTGCAAAACATATTCATTTTCCAGGAAGGACGACCTATATATGAATAGGTTTAAATGCTGCCACGATTGTTATGTAGACTTTGTTATTGGTCGAGAACAGGCGTGGAAAAATGGCGACCGACCAACAGAAGAGCATCTTGAATATGCTTTAAGGAGAAGAAAATAATGGCTACTGTCCTAGACGTAATTAAAGGTTTGAACCAAGCTGCTGCCAATGCTTATGATGGCGCTTTAGATGAAAATGGAGAAGCGTTGCAGGCTGGGCTAGACAGAGAAGAAGGTCATCCAATTATTGATAGTCGTGTAATTGATGGCTTTAAAGTTCGCTTTGCTGGACCAAAGATGATTGTAACCTACCAGAGCGAGATGCGAGTCAATGAAGTTCATCCTCGCAACCAGTTTGAAAACGAAATCAATGCAAAGTTTGCGGACATCGTTAAGTTCCTAAAGAAGGAATACAAAAAGATTACTAAAAGCACAGTATCCCTAACAGAGGACTCTGATCCAGATATCATTGTTCAGACAACATCAAGAAATCATACATGGGTTCAGGCTAAGAAGCAATATGCTATTGGCGGCTTTGATGGTGTTGAGTCTATTCGTATGGGCTCCGAGCGATCTGCGGAAGCAGAAAAAGATTACCACAAAAAGTTCTTGGACTTCTTGGCACAAGAGTCTAACAAGCGACCAGAAAACGATAAGGCTCCAAAGAACCCAGAAACGCCAGAGGCATAAATGTCTTTGAATAAGAAGGAGATGATGGCGGAGATAGTCCGCTGTGGTAAAGATCCTTCGTATTTCTGTAAAAAGTATGCTAAGATCTCTCACCCAATGAGAGGGTCGATTCCGTTTGACCTTTACGACTTTCAGGAATCAGCACTAAGAGATTTCAAAGAAAACCGATTTAGCGTTATTCTAAAAGCTCGTCAGTTAGGCATCTCCACAACCGTGGCTGCTTATGTTGCTTGGTTAATGCTTTTCCACAAAGACAAGAATGTTCTTGTCGTAGCAACCAAGCTAGGCACCGCAGCCAACCTTGTAAAGAAGATTAAGGCAATACATAAAAACTTACCAGCATGGTTAAAAATATCTGATATTGCTATTGACAACAGGAACTCTTTTGAGTTAACTAACGGCTCTCAAGTGAAGGCCTCATCAACTTCTGGCGATGCTGGTCGTTCAGAAGCATTGTCCCTGCTTGTAATTGATGAGGCTGCTTTCGTCGAAGGTATTGATGAACTCTGGGCAGGTCTTTATCCCACCCTATCAACTGGTGGTCGCTGTATTGCCCTCTCCACACCGAACGGTGTTGGCAACTGGTTCCACAAAACCTACACAGAGGCAGAAGAAAACAAGAACGACTTCCACACAATCAGGCTTCCGTGGAATGTACACCCAGAGCGAGACCAGGCCTGGTTTGAAAAAGAGACAAGAAATATGTCTCGCCGTGAAATCGCACAGGAACTTGAATGCAACTTCAATGCTTCAGGTGATACAGTAGTTCACGGGGACGACTTAAAATTAATATTAGAAAAAGTCATTGAACCAAAACACAAAACAGGTTTTGATAGAAACTACTGGATCTGGAAAGAGCCAGAGCCACAGAATGATTATATCCTAGTTGCTGATGTTGCTAGAGGCGATGGCTCCGACTTTAGTGTTGCTCATGTGTTTGATACCCAGACTATGGAACAGGTAGCAGAATACCAAGGCAAAATTACACCAGACATGTTTGCCCCACAATTATACTCAATGGCTTCAGAATATAATAATGCTCTCTTGATTATTGAGAACAACTCTTTGGGCATTGGGGTATTGAGCAGGCTACAGGATTTAGACTATAAAAATTTGTATTATAGTATAAAATCAACACATGAGTATGTTGACGAAGTCTCTGCTCAGGCACTAGGAGGTGTTGCTGGTTTCACAATGTCTATGAAAACCAGACCACTTGTTATTGCGAAGTTTGAGGAATTCGTGAGAAATAAACTAATTACTATTAATTCCATTCGCCTCGCAAACGAAGTTAAGACATTTGTATGGCACAATGGAAGACCGCAAGCCATGAGGAGTTATAACGACGACCTAGTGATTGCGGCTTGTATCGGTTGCTGGGTAAGAGGAACAGCCCTGACGGCAAATCAACGGGAGGCAGATTACAAGAAGGCACTACTAACGAGCATATCCGTATCGTCCACAAAACTTAACACTAAGATACAGGGACAGCACGGCTTTAAGGGAAACCCAACATCTTTTAAAGGCACAGACGGAAAGACTCACGACCTAAATTGGATCATTAAAGGATAACCATGGCTGAAAATAACAACTCAAACCCAAGGAATAATCAATCAGCATTATTCAAACGACTAACAAGACTATTCAGTGGTCCAATCGTAGATTACGATCGACCTTCTGTTATACGAGGCAACCGACGGGATATAACAAAATATACATTTACTTCCAACACAGGTCGTGAATTCAAAAAGAAAGAATATCACAACCCATTTGGAGACCTTACTAACAAGGTTCTTTACAATCGCAACAAGCAGATGCGATACACAGACTTTGAGCAAATGGAATATATGCCAGAGATTGCTTCTGCTCTAGACATTTATGCTGATGAGATTACTACATCAACAACATTCAACCCACTAATCAATATTGATTGCCAAAACAGGGAAATAAAAGATATAATCCAAACACTTCTGTATAATGTCTTAAACACCGAGGCGAACTTGTTTGGGTGGGCAAGAAGTGCCTGTAAGTATGGCGATTACTACTTGTATCTTGACATTGATGAAAAGCTGGGTATTACAAACGTGATTCCTCTACCAGTGCGAGAGATGGAGAGACTGGAAGGCACAGATCCAACCAATCCAAATTATGTTCAGTTTTACTGGCAAAATGCCGAAGGAAACTCTGGTGTTACTTTTGAGAACTGGCAGGTCTCCCATTTCCGTGTTTTGGGGAATGATAAGTATGTTCCCTACGGAACTTCAGTCCTAGAGCCATCTCGCCGCATTTGGCGACAGCTTACACTCCTAGAAGATGCGATGATGGCTTATCGTATCGTCCGCTCACCAGAGCGACGAGTATTCTACATTGATGTCGGTAATATGGCGGCAGAAGATGTAGAACAATATATTGAACAAGTCAAGACTCAAATGAAACGAAACCAGATTGTCGATGAAGACACTGGTCGAGTTGATTTGCGATACAATGCTATGAGTGTAGATGAGGACTTCTATATTCCTATTCGTGGTGCTGCTAGTAATACAAGGATTGAAACCCTAGCAGGTGGTCAATTTACTGGCGACATCGACGATGTGAATTATCTTCGTGATAAGCTTTTCTCAGCCCTTAAGGTGCCAAAGGCTTATCTAGCACAATCCGATGCTCAAGAAGATAAGACAACTCTATCCCAAAAGGATATCCGCTTTGCTAGAACTATTCAACGACTTCAACGAGTCATTGTTGCGGAACTAGAAAAGATTTGTATCATCCACCTTTATACTCTTGGGTATAGAAACAACGACTTGTTGTCTTTCAAGCTAGCCCTCAACAATCCATCCAAGATTGCTGAACTACAGGAACTTGAGCATATGCGAACCAAGTTTGATGTTGCTGGTAGTGCTACTGACGGATACTTCTCCAAGCAGTGGGTATACCGAAACATCTTCAAAATATCTGAAGAAGAAATTGATAGAATTCAGGTTGAGCAGTTTACTGATGCTCTCCACGGGGCAGCCATTGAAGGAGCCGGCACCCCACCAGAAGGTGGCGAAGGCGGAGACCTTGGCGACCTTGGAGGCGATGATTTAGGGGGCGACCTTGGCGACCTTGGTGGTGAAGAAGGCGGAGAAGAGCCAGCAGAAGAAGGACCACTTCTCGCCGAACCTGAAATTGAACCAGGGCAAAGGGATGACAACGGCTATATGAGAGTAAAAAGCCCAAAATGGAAACAGGGTGCCCGCCGTCGCAGCATGAATGGTTCTTATAACAGAGAAAAGGCAGGTTCGTCTCGTCGGGCACTATTTAATGGGTATGGTGAAATGAGTGCCTTGGCTAATGGAATTCATAGCGAAGGGCAACAAACCGAAGAGGATTTAATATTTGAAACTCAATTCGATATTAAGCAACTAATAAAACAACTGGAAACAAAAGATGAAGGTCAAGCATAATAAAAAAAGAAACACAGCATTTTTGTATGAAGCCCTTGTAAGGGAACTAACAAAATCAGTTGTTGATAAAGATGTGGCTCGCACTAGAAAGGTCAAAGCCATTCTCAAGGAGCACTTCCGCAGCGGTATGGTATTGTTCAGCGAGTTGGGCTGCTTCAATGCTCTAGCAGACAAATCCAACCTCGACCAATACACAGCCGAGAAGATGGTTTTCCGTGCGAAGAAAGAATATGACCAACTTGACCAGCAAGACATCTTCAAGGAACAATCAGCCGTAATCAAAAAGGTCAACACCGACCTCGGCAAAGAAGTATTTAACAACTTCGTTCCCAACTATAAGTCCTATGCGACCCTCGCCCAAATTTTTGGCGATAAGATGCCAGTCAAAAACAGAGTTTTGATGGAGCAAAAAGTAATTGAAACACTTACCTCCACACCAGAACAACAAGAAGAACTACAACCAGTAGATAATCTCGTCGTCAAATCATTTACAGAGAGGTTTAACGACACTTATACTGAATTGCTCCCAGAACAGAAGGAACTACTCAACCGATACATTGTTTCCTTCAATGAGAACGAAGCCGACTTCAAAATTTATGCTGGAACTGAACTCAAGAGAATCCACGAAAGTGTAGAATCCTCACTCAGTCTTGATGAAGTTAAAGAAGACGAGCAAATGGTTGAGAACACCAAGCAGGTCCTACAGCAAATCTCTGAATTTAATGTAGCAAATCTAGGGGAACAAGAAATACTAAAAATCTTGAAGCTCCAAAAACTAGTAAGAGAATACGAAGAAGATGCCAATAACAATTAAGATCGGTGATGCCGCACAACAAGAAGAGCCAAAACCAATCCAGGCTTCCATAGCCCTTCAGGTCAAGAAGACTCTTGACGGCAACCTTCTTATAAACGATCACAAGTATCTTGATATTATCATCAACCCAAAAGACAATAAGATTATAACAATGCCTAAGCCAAATGTGGAAAAGGATGTTTATGATTATCAAAAAGATCTAATGTACGATCTTTTTAAGGGAGGTGTAACCGATGCTGCTGCTCCTAAGGGCGGACCTGTGTTTGGCATGGTTGAAACAACATATCCAAAAGAAGGAGATGTTGATACCCTACAGGCAGTAATGTATCGTGTGAGCGAGTACCTAAAACAAATTCAAGACTCAGAGCAAGTCGCCGAAGAATACGACGAGCACATCGAAGACCGCTTTACAGATCCAAACGCAAAGGACTCTACAGCATACGGTGAAGTCCCACCATATGAGGACACACCAGAAGGTCGTGCTAATTCAGCAGATCCAACCTATACGTTTGCGGGATACGGCTACTACTACTAATGTCCCTCATATATTTTATTCTGTGTTCCTATGGAATCACACAGATTTTAGCGTATGCTAAAATATTTGACTCTATTCGCCCAAAACACCACTTCTTCCATTGTCCAATGTGTATTGGCTTCTGGGTTGGGGTCCTGTTGGTGATGCTAAACCCCTACACCGAACTATTTACATATAATGTTAGTTTGGTGAATGCTTTTCTATTAGGATCGCTTTCATCGGCAACATCATACGCTTTGTGTATGATAATAACAGATGGAGGTATCCAACTTGAACAACGAACGAAAGGGAGCTTGGACGCAAAAGTGGATGTTGCGACCCGTAGCAAACTGCTGTCGTGGTAGCAGTATCGTGCGGGTAGCGCCCGCATTCCAAAGGAGATAAAAAATGACTAAGAAATACGTACTACAAGAGTTTATGAACCTAGATTACAGCGACGATCTTCTCACAGAAGAAGAGCGTGAAGGTAATCGACAAGGAACACACCTTGTTGTAGCAGGAAAGATCCAATGTGCCGAAGCAAAGAACGGCAATGGTCGTGTTTATCCTAGACCAATCCTCGAAAGAGAGATGAAGAACTACGAAAAGCTTGTTCGTGAAGGTCGTGCTATCGGCGAACTGGATCACCCAGATAGTTCAGTCGTAGAATTGAAGAACGCCAGCCATTTAATAACAGAAGTTTGGTGGGAAGGCAACGATGTTATGGGCAAAATGAAGATCTTGGACACTCCAGCAGGTCAAATTGCTCGCCAACTCGTTAAAGGCGGAGTTCAATTGGGTATTTCAAGTCGTGGCCTCGGCTCAACTCGCCAACAGGGCGGAGTTACCATGGTTGAGGACGATTTTCAACTACTTTGCTTCGACTTGGTATCAGAACCAAGCACAACAGGTGCCTTTTTGGTTGCTGAAAGTCAAGTCAAGACACACTTAACCAAGGCTGACCGAATCAATCGTGCCTTGAACGACATTTTAGGCGATTAATAATGGCTGGCGCTGGATTTGCAGTAGATAACAACAGTGGCGGATATGCTTTTAAAGTAGATCCCGACGGAAACGTTAAAGTTGGAGACGAATCCAGTGATCTTCTAGAGATTACAGGCACTCTTAATGTAAATGGCCCTACCGTATTTAACGAAGCAGGCTCTACCACTGGAGATTTTCGTGTAGAGAGCAACGCAGCAGAGAATATGCTCTTTGTGTCTGCTCAAAATAATCGCATCGGTATTGGTACAGCCTCACCACTTTTTACAATTGATGTTCAGGAGCGAACCGGCATTGAATCTGTTCTAAGGCTTAGAGGATCTGGGGATGTTGGGATTAGACTTGCCGCCGATAGCGACAACTCAGGGGAAAATGATAATCC